AAGATAGCTGAAGTCTCGTCTGCCGATCTGCTGGATCTGCAAGGGTTCGGCACGGGAGGCAACCAGATCTATCCCGAACTTCTGCTATGGAATGATCGCTACCGGGTAGCCGGCCAGGCGGATATTGTCGAAAGGCGTGGAGATGAAGTGGTCATCAAGGACTACAAGACCTGCAAGAAGATTGAATTTGAACCTTTCATGGATGCTCATATGTTTGAGCCCTTGGAAGAACTTCCTGACACGAATTACTCTAAGTTCACTATTCAGTTATCTACCTACGCCTGGATGTTGGAAGAGTCTGGCTACAGGGTAACCGGACTGGTAGTACAACACATTGATCGTATTACCGGTAAACACATTAAAGATTACCCAATGGCTTATAGAAAAGATTTAGTAACTAAAATGTTAGAACACTATGACAACACACGATCTTGAAGGATTGATTAAGAACACCTTGAAAATGTATGCTGTTGATTATAACAACATCAACAAGAATAACAAGATTGATTTCAATCTGACTTTTACTACGCATAAGTTTATAGCTAAGGACCTCCAAGGCTATGATCCTGATAATCCCAAGTTTGCCGGTACTAAACAGATTGACGGCCAGAAGCTTCATTACTTCCGTCTCTCTAAAATACTAGTGGATGATAATGAGAAGCGGGTGATATTCACTTCATACCGTCCAGTTAAACAGTTTAAGCGAGAGGTGGCCAAGAGGGCCATGCTTACTGAATGCATCAGGCAAATGATGATAGGTGGAATAGAATACTCTGAGGCTATTTATAGAATGAATATGCAGAAGGAGAAAGAGCAGAAAAAGAAGAAGGTCAAGAAGACCAGCAAAACCAGTAAGAAAAAGATTACTTCTTCATAAACAATTACACGTATGGGTTTAAAGTTAACCTTACAAAGTCCGGTAGGCTACATTAGGGCAGTCTCCGGACTTTTTATCACCAAGAAGTATCCATCAGGGTTAACTCCCCGTGAGATTGATATTGTGGCCAAGCTCATGGAACATTCTTCAGCCGGCACTGTAACCTTTGCTGCCAGGAAGAAGACTATGACTGAGCTTGAGATGAAACCACAGAACTTCTATAATGCTATGGTCATTCTCAAGGAGAAAGGGGTCATGATTGAACAGGAGCTTCATCGTACTTTTACTACTAACGCTATAACTATCAAGTATGCCGGTAATAGTTGATACTGTCGAAGAGGAGATTATGAAGGAGATATCTGCCGATACCGGTATCTCCTATAATGTCATCAAAGATGTAGTTATCAATGGTCAATCAGAGTTTACTAAGCATGTTATAGAGTCTGGAGGCTATAATTCAGTCAGATGGCCTCTATTAGGCACCTTTAAGCTTAAGTACAAGTTCATGCTGATCAAGAAGCATATGACCGGAATGGCCCCTATTTACAAGAAAATGTACCGTAAACTGATAAAAGCAGGTAAAGTATTTAATGATCATAAGAAATGAAACTATTTAGATTAGACGGCGAGTATAAGATAGAGCCAGAGAAGGATACCATCATGCTTATTGAGGAATTTGCTGCTTTGTGGAGGATGAGGTATAATCATGCCCCTGGAGACGAGCAAGGACGCAAGCGCAAACGTGGACTTAAAGAAATACAGTATCTCTACTTCTTTTGTGACTACCGGTCCGAGTTCTCCGAACTATCCGCGTCAGAAAGAAAGGAGGCCGCACTTAATGCAGCAGGCCTAGATCCTGCTTACCGTTTCTCTTCTGAGATGGCTGCAGCCCAGATCAAGTATCTACAGATGCAGGAGACCAGGGAACTTAAACTGCTTACTTCAGCCTATGGGGTAATCGATAAACTGCAGGTATATTTCGATGAGATTGTAATAGACGATGCCAACTCTAAAACTGTTATAGCTAATTTGTCTAACTTAGGGGCGACTTTAGCAGGATTGAAGAAGCTAGAGGAACAAGTACGCAAGCAGGAACAGCAAGATGGCGGTATCAGAGGACAAGGAGAAAAAGGGTTTTTGGAGAACTAATGAAGTATGGCCGTACCATTAGGAGACGTAAATGTAATAGCCAACTCAGTTATCCATTCCCCGCACAAATGGATTAACACTACCTACTTCCAGGAGGCAGCCATAGGATATACCAAAAACGGTTTCTACACCAAAGCACCTTTCGCTTCTAAAGATTATCGGGAGTACTTTCTGTACTGGAAAGACATATGCCTGAACGGCATGTCAGCAGGCGGCATGAAGATCACCGGCAACAACGCCTGGTTCCTCAACTTCTCACCGATGAACATCGTCGAAGATCCTACCAGCAAAGCATCAAAGAAGATCTGGGGCTTTCCCCGGTTCTGGAACATACACTATGAATTCTTCCATGAAATACTCAAAGCTGAAAAACTCGGCCAACACTTTCCCATTCTTAAGCCCAGAGGAACAGGCTTCTCGGAGATCTTCTCTTCCATGGCCACGCGCGACTATACACTCGTACCACGTTCAAAGTCTTTTTTCTTTGCAAGCCAAGAGGGATACCTTAATAAAGATGGGGTGCTCACCAAATGCTGGGATAAACTTGAATTTCTTAATCAGCATACCCAGCGTGGTTTCCGCCATCTTCGCCAGGTCAAGAACCAGGATCTTCACAAAAGAGCCTCGTATATAGATGCGCAAGGCAACGAAAGAGGCTATCTATCTGAGATTATTGGGCGTGTTGTCGACCATCCTAGGAAAGTCAGAGGAGCAAGAACTGGTACATATGGTAGGGTATATTTTGAAGAAGCCGGAAGTTTTCCACGTCTGCGAGAAGCAATACAGGCGACTCGTCCTCTTGTTGAACAAGGTGGTATTACCACAGGACAAATCATTCTCTGGGGTACAGGTGGTGAAGAAGGCCCTGGCATCGAAGGACTTGATCATATTTTCTATCATCCCCGGGCTTACAACATGTACGAGGTTGACAACATCTGGGATGAAGACCGGGTAGATACCCGATGCGGTTACTTCTTTCCAACCTTCCGGGCCATGGACCGCTATACTGATGATGCAGGCAACTGTGATGAGATTAAAGCAAAGAAGCACCATGACGATGAAAGGGAAAAGATCAAAGCAGTATCACCCAAAGAGGAAGATCGCTACAGGGCAGAGTACCCGAATTCACCCCGTGAGGCACTCACTCGAATGCGCAATAATCTATTCCCGGTGGCTGAACTGCAGAGACAACTCACGCGCGTTAAGACTGACCAGGGGATACAAGGCTTTCTTAAGTATGGAGTACTCGCTGAAACTTCAGACGGACTTAAGTTCATCATCGACCCTAAAGCTATTCCCTTAAAAGAACACCCCAACATGGAGAAGGATACCACCGGTTGTATCACCCTGGTGGAATCTCCTTACCGGGACCAGTTAGGTAAGGTCCCTGATAACATGTATCAACTTATTGTTGACCCGTATTACAAAGACGAGTCAGAAAGCAGTGAATCACTTGGTGCCATCTATGTCTACAAGCATCGCAACAATATTTCAGAGTCTGAAGACGATCTTATCGTAGCATGGTATGTTGGTCGTCCCCGTACTACCGGGGACTTCCATCGCACCTTGTTTTTAATGGCTAAGTTCTATAATGCTAAAGTCCAGTCAGAGATTGCTGGCGGAGGCAAGGGCATCTTAGACTACGCCCGAGTGCATAAGCTCATGCACATGTGTGAGCTGGAACCGGATATCGTATTGAACAGTCAATCTGGTACCAGGAAGAACAAACCATACTTCATGAAGATGACTACTGATTTCGTTCGTCTGGCCCTGGCTTATCTTGCCGATTGGCTCAAGGAAGAAAGATCTATAAAAGAAGGTGATGATGGTAAAATAATCACCGTACTTAACTTGCATAAGATCTACGATGAGGGTTTATTAGAGGAGTTGATTAAGTTCAACGACGAGGGCAACTTTGACCGCGTGTCAGCTATGAGATTACTTCCATTTATGATTAAAGAAAGAATTAACGTGATAATCGAATCACGTCAGGAGGGGACGTCCTTCTGGGATCGGCCTTTATTCACTGATTACCCCGTTCATATGGACAATATGATGACTCCCGCAGATTTGTCTCGTGATGTAGAACGAACTGAATATAACTCATAATGGCCAGAATAGATCGCAGAGATCGCTTACCTCACCCGGGAGATTTACGGAATGTTCCTGCATCCAACGTAACCAACAGAACTATTATGCCGAATCGTCCCAACGGTGTATTCAGAACATTCATTCAAAACATCTCCCTTAATCGAACCTACCAAAGACTTGGTAAGGCAACAGCCTTTCAGCAGTTTGCTAATCGTTACATGAATCAGGGAGCAGTATCTAAACTGTTTGGCCGTAATCCTAAACTGCCTGATGGTATTGATAATATTGGTGATCTGGCCTCTGATCTGGATAAACTCATCCGTGCCTTCCCTGGTGTACTTACAGTTTCAGAAGAAAATGCAATAAGAAATTTCATAGAGAAAGAAGCAGTGAATAGTAACTTCTTCCGTTGGGATAGCTTCGTGTGCTTCTCTCTTTCTGACCCGCTAAATGCGCTATGGGATTGGATTAAGGAAAGACCCATGACTAACAATGGTACTACATTGAGTATTGAGGGTGCTTTAATAAGCGTAGCAGGACAGTTTGTTGATACCAATTGGATTCCTTCTGTTGATGGAATTAGTTTTACACAGGATGATGCTATTGGTGGAATATTCATATCTAATGATCAAGCTACTGACGGTGGAGTGGCT